GGTCCACACAACGTCACTCGCTTATTTAAGGAGAACTACAGATGGTCAAGTACAACATCGCGGACATTGATGCGCTATTGAATGATGCGTCAAGGTTTGGTATTGGTATGGATGAATGGATTCGTAGATTTGCCTCAGTTCATGAGTCAGATGCGAACTACCCACCTCATAATCTTGTTAAAGAAACTAGTATTGACTTTAGACTAGAACTAGCACTTGCTGGTTATAGTAAAGAAGATATTAAAGTTGAAACTGAATCTAATAAATTATTTGTACAGTGTACAAAACCTGGAGATTCAGATGCTGATCATGAATATCTACAGAGAGGAATCGCACGTCGTGCATTTACTTGGAGTAGAACTATTGCTGATGATGTAGAAGTCCAAAGTGTTGACCTTACTAATGGTCTCCTTACGATTAGACTAAGGCGAATTATTCCTGACCACCAGAAGAAGAAAACTTACGAGTTGACTGGTGACTAAATAATTTGGGGTGACCCAATATCGTCGTCGCATTTAATGGGTCTCCTGCCAAATAACAGAGAGACCCTTTTTTGTTGGAAATTTTTAGGAGAACTATGAAAGATCAAATGTTCCATATTTACGAAAAAGAAACTAACGAACCTGTTAAAGTATGTTTGAGTACAGAAGAGTTGGAAGAGTTACTGGCAGAAAGAAAAATAGACTGGAAGCATTGGGAGATTGAACATTGTAGTTCTGTTGAATATACTGATGCATCTTACTAGTTATAAATACAAATAAACTCTGTCCTGATGAAAACATATAGGGATTTAAAACTTACCCTTCGCTATAATACTCAGTTGAATTCTAAATTCTGGGTTGGTGAATCAATGAAACCTGAGGTTCGTCAGGGATTGCTTCGCATTGCTGAAGAGTGGGCAGAGTTTGCTAACATCCCTTCTAATGCTATTATTGACATCGTTCTGGTAGGTGGAAATGCCAATTACAACTATACTAAGTATTCTGACCTGGACTTGCATCTTATTGTCTCCAAGGAAGATATTGCCGATTGTCCTGATCTCATTGATGATTACTTACGAGACAAGAAACAATTATGGGCTCTCACCCATGATATTCAGATTTATGGACACGACGTTGAACTCTATGCCCAAGATAGAAGAGATCCCGCCCCTTCGGGTCAGGGAGTTTTCTCCTTGGTGAATAGTCTGTGGTTGCGTCGTCCTACATATCAGGATGTGAATCTTGCTGATCCTAACATTGCCAAGAAGGTAATGCACTACATGGAGAAGATTGATTTCCTGATTGATAACAGAGCAGATGATCGTGCTGCATTTGAGAAACTTAAAGATAAACTGCGTGACATGAGAGCATCTGCTATCCAACGCGGAGGAGAGTTTGCTGTAGAGAATCTTGTATTCAAGGAACTCCGTAATCGTGGATACCTAGATAAGATGTCTGAGCACCTGAGGAACCTTAAGGACACCAGCTTGTCAATTGACTGAGCCCGTGGTATGATATGGACTGAGTTATAGGAGTCTATGTCAGTACAACTTGTACTTTTGAAATCTGGCGAAGAAATCGTCACAGATCTTCGTGAGATTGTGGATCGTGATACTGGTGAAATGCTTAACTTAGTTTTCATTAAACCAGTAAGAGTTACACTTGTTCAGCAAGGAGTTCTTACTGAGGGTGCTCAACCAGGAGAGAGTGTTCTTAGTTTTGTTCCGTGGTTGACCACCACAAAGAACGAAGAATACTTTATGAAAGAAGATTGGGTTGTTACTATCTGTGAACCTACAGATGACATCCGTGAAAGTTACATTAAAAACATTGGAGTAAGAGATGACAGTGAAAATCTTGGCTTTGAAGTCGGGTCAGTTCCTGATCTCGGAGATTGATGAGCGACCTGATGAGGAGACTGATTGTATTCTCATCAACCCTAAACGAGTTCTTGGGTTTGCACCAGAGTGGAAACTTGAGAATTTTATTCCCATGACATATCAGAAGCAAATTCCTATTAGGTCTTCTGATATTCTGACTATCGTTGATCCCATGGATAGTCTGTTAGAATTGTACCGTGATGCCACTGCTTGATGAATTTCTATACTAATGTTGCCGTCGTCAACGATACTATTTTGTATCGTGGATTTGATGGAGGTGAGCGGGTTGAGCGTCGTGAAGAGTTTAAACCGACTCTTTATGTCCCATCCAAGAATGAAACTGAATATAAAACTCTTGAAGGCAACTGTGTAGAACCTGTCAAGTTAGGTAGCATCAAGGATGCTAAAGAGTTCGTGCAGACTTACGAAGATGTAGGTAACTTCACGATCTATGGCAATACGAAATATCTGTATCAATATATTCTGGATAAGTATCCGAAGGAAGTAGACTACGATTTCACTAAACTCAATATCATGTCACTTGATATTGAGACTACATCAGAGAATGGATTCCCTAGTGTTGAGGAAGCACGGGAAGAAATTCTCTGTATTACTGTGAAAGATTTTACCAGTAAGAAGATCATTACATGGGGATGTGGTGAGTTTGAGAACTCACGCGATGATGTTCATTACATCTATTGCCAAAACGAACGTGAACTTCTGACAAAGTTTCAGGAGTATTGGGTTCAAAAGACTCCTGATATTGTGACTGGATGGAACGTCAAGTTCTTTGACATGCCGTTCATCTGTCGTCGTATGGATCGTGTGCTCAGTATGAAGCACATGAGAGCATTGTCTCCATGGAATTCTATTCGTGAGCGTGAACTGCATGTTCGTGGACAGAAGAAGATCTATTATGACATCATTGGTGTATCAACACTGGACTATTATGATCTATATCAGAAGTTTACTTACACCAACCAGGAATCATATCGCCTAGATCACATTGCTTTTGTGGAACTTGGTCAGAAGAAGCTGGACCATAGTGAGTTTGAAAACTTCCAGGACTTCTATCGTAACAACTGGCAGAAGTTCATTGAGTACAACATCCATGACGTAGAACTTGTGGACATGTTGGAAGACAAAATGAAGTTGATTGAACTTGCAGTCACTATGGCATATGACGCAAAGGTAAACTTTGAGGATGTGTTCTTCCAGGTTCGTATGTGGGACAGCATCATCTATGATGCCCTGACACAGGAAAACATTGTTATTCCTCCCAAGACTGAGAGTACAAAAGATCAGCAGTATGCTGGTGCTTATGTTAAGGAACCCACGCCAGGTGTGTATGACTGGGTGGTCAACTTTGACCTTAACTCTCTGTACCCGCACCTTATCATGCAGTACAATATCTCCCCTGAGACCCTGCTAGATGACCGTGTGAGTGGCATCAACGTGGATAAACTACTCAACCGCGAGATTGATACAAGCACCCTTGAGGGCGTTACTATTTGTCCTAACGGTACTTTGTTTACCACAGAGAAGCAGGGATTCCTTCCTAAGTTGATGGAGAAGATTTACACTGAGCGTACTATCTACAAGAAGAAGATGCTCAAGGCGAAGCAAGAGTATGAGAATACTAAGGATCCTCAACTCATCAAAGACATCGCCAAGTTTAATAATATCCAGATGGCACGAAAGATTCAATTGAACTCTGCTTATGGTGCCATTGGTAACGAATACTTCAGGTACTTCCGACTGGAGAATGCCGAAGCAATTACTCTATCGGGACAGTTGTCAATCCGTTGGATTGAGAATAAGATGAATGAGTACCTCAATAAAATTTTGAAATCGGGTGATAAAGATTATGTTATTGCTGTGGATACTGATTCCATCTATCTTGATCTGGGTGATTTGGTCAAGAATGTATTCAAAGGAGGAACGCCGTCTGATGAGAAGGTTGTCAATTTCCTTGATAAGATCTGTAAGGTGGAACTTGAAACTTATATTGAAAGTTGCTACCAAGAACTGGCAGAGTATGTAAATGCTTACCAGCAGAAGATGGTCATGAAGCGTGAGAACATCGCTAACCGTGGCATCTGGACTGCTAAGAAGCGATACATTCTCAACGTGTGGGACAGCGAAGGTGTTCGTTACAAGGAACCCAAGATGAAGATCATGGGACTTGAGACTCAGCGTTCTTCTACCCCCGCATATTTTAAGGACAAACTTCTTAAAGCATATAAGATCATGATTGAAGGAACCAATGATGACATGATTGATTTTATTTCTCGTATCAAATCAGATACCAAGAAGCAAAGTTACCTAGATATTTCTTTCCCGAGAGGATGTAATAATCTTGATACTTACCGAAGTTTCTCAGAGATTTATAAGAAGGGTACACCTATTGCTGTCCGAGGTTCATTATTGTATAATCACCATCTCAAGCAGCATAGAATTACTAATAAGTTTCCTCTTATCCAAGAAGGAGAAAAAATAAAATTCATCTACCTGAAGACTCCCAATCCGATTGGAGAGAATATAATTTCATTCTTCAATACTATTCCGAAAGAGTTTGGTCTTGACAGGTATATTGATTACACCAAGCAGTTTGAGAAGTCTTTCTTGGAACCTCTCAAAAATGTGCTAGACTGTATTGGTTGGAAGCATGAGCGCACTGGTTCACTAAGTAGTTTCTTTTAATTATGAATTTTCTCAATAACGTTATCAAGGAGTTAGACAATGAATTTGCGTCAATCGTTGACGAAGGAATCGCTGCGGGGGACTGTGATTCGTATGTGGACACTGGTTCTTATATTCTCAACGCTCTATGTAGCGGGAGCATTTTTGGTGGTCTCCCACAAAATAAAGTCACTGCCCTCGCAGGGGAGTCCAGCACAGGTAAAACCTTCTTTGCCCTCTCAATCGTAAAGAACTTTCTTGAGCAGAACCCTGAAGGTCAGGTAATCTACTTTGAGTCTGAGTCTGCTATTTCTAAGGACATGATGGCAACTCGCAACATTGATGTGAAGCGTGTTGGTCTTGTTCCTGTGACTACGGTTCAGGAGTTCCGTACACAATCTATTAAGGTTGTTGATGAGTTTATGAAACTCAAGAAAGAAGATCGCCCACCGCTTCT